GCGCCGTTGAACATACCAAAGCCGCTCGGGTTCTTCACCACGAGACCGGCAATGGCCTCAATCAAACGGGCAGGGCCGCCGCCGGCGTCAGGCAGGGTCTTGACCTGCGGGAGCTTGGCGTAGCGGACCTCGACCATGTCCATCGGAATGACGTAGCCCTTGAACGCCTGGGCGCTCAATGCAGTACCAGTAGTACCACCGATAAAAGTGGACGGGTGTAAAATTAGCCGTCCAAAATCCCCTTCAAAAATATCGATTGAGGATTTATAGGTATCGCTCGCAAGTTCTTGATTAAACGTGCGGACGCTTGTGGCAGCGATGGCGTTGCTGGCGCCAACGCTAACCTCGGTGGTGCGCGAAGAGGTGAGGTTGGTGAACGCACGCTTGAGCGTGGTGCCCAAGATGCAATCGTAGTCCCGGAAGGTGCCGGTGATACCGTAGACGGCAGTCAGCACGTTCTGGGCGGTGGCCTCGGTGAAGGCAGCGGATGTAATGCTGCTCACAGCGCCGGAGGCCGGCTTGAAAACCGAACCGGAGGCGACAGCGCCGATGTTGGCGGCGTTGTCGGCGGTCAGCCAGTTGCCCAATGAGCCCGTCAGGTACGGGTTGGAGGTGCTGACCTCGGTCTGCGCAGCCTGGTTGGTGCACATGAAGGTCGCCTCCATAGAGCGTTTCAGCTCCACGAGACGTTTAGCAATGCCGTTGGCGAGCTCATCGCTCACGCCGGCCACGTTCTGCGTCTCAGCGATGAAACCGATGCGCAGGTCATTGCGGAACACCTGGCCGTAGTTGTTCAGGCGGGTCCGGTTCTCAACCGGGTTGCCGGCGCTGGACACGGTCACGTCAGCACCGTCGACAACGCCACCCATGGTCGGGGCAGCGTAATTGTCGACCTGCCACGAGAACTGCATATTGCCGATGTCCTTGCCCTTGGGGGCCATGGACACGAACGGCGTTGACTTGGCGTCGACGATGGCGATGTAGTCCGCAAGATCCTCACGGATCGCGGACGTTGAAGCGAGCGGTACTGTACCGGATTGGTTTTCTTGGAGCAGGGGCATGATTTAGAGCATCCTTTTGAGTACTTGGGCTAATTCGGTGGTCGTCCCGGACTTTCGGAACTTCGACTTGGCGTTATCCAGGCCGACCTTGACCGAATCCTTTTTTGCAGGGATGGCGGTGGGTCGACCGGGCTGACTGGGTGCCTTGGCCAGCGGGCGGGTGGCAGATGGCTTGCCCTTGGCGGACTCCTGCGCCAGACGCAATTTGCGCCCGGCAATGAAGTCACCGACCAGCACCTGGTACTCCGGCAGTGAGGCAATCTGCGGCAGTTGCCGCAGGACGGCCTGCGCCTCGGTGTACTCGGTAGCCGAACGGTCCTTCCACCATGGGTAGAGCTGTTCTGCGATGGGCTTGATCTGCTGATAGTTCTGCAAGAAGCGAGCGCGGTTGGGGATGTGCAGGTCGATGGCGTCTTCTACACGCCGCTTGATCTGTTTCACCTCGTCCGAACTGTACTCCTTGCCCTCTATTTCGCAGCCGTCGATGTTGTCCTCGCACCACCGTTTCAGATTCCGGGCCTTGCTCCACTCATCGTTGAGTTTGGACGCATCCCAGACATCGGCAAACGGGTCTGCGGCGGACTGCACCGGGGTCGGCCTCTCGACACTCTGCTCCAGCTTGGTCTTGGCATCGTTGAGCTCCCGCTCAAGGGATTCGGCCTTCTCCAGCGCCTCTTTCTTCTGGCGCGTGAGCTTGTCGATCCGCTTGCGGTAACCCAGCGATTCCTCGTCGCTGTTCTCTTCGGTCTCGGAAAGAACCTCCTGATCAGGCGACTCGGCCTGATCGTCCGTTTGTTCTGCGGTCGGCTCCGCATCCTCGGCCTGATCGTCCACAGAAGTGGATTCCGGCTCCGGCGCTTGTCGCTCGACGGCTGACGCCTTGTCTTCCTCCCCGCTGAAGCGTGACTTCAGTAGCTTGGCCAACGCCGATTCGTCGAACTGCATCGGGTTGATTGGGGGCTGTGCCGTGTTTTGGGCAGGTTTCGCTTCCTGTGTCGTCGGGATGTCCATGCTTTTAGACCCTGCAAGCCGGGTATGCTGCGCCATGGTTATTGAAGGCCAACCAAGAAGCCGTTGTGTGAGTGAGAGCCTAGAATTGACCGGAAGTCAACTCCCTCCCGTTTCTTAACGCACTGATTTGTGCGATGAGATCCTTGATTGCGGCGGCCCGGCCCGAGTTATAGGCACGGTCCTCCGCAGAAAGTGATGGGATGATGGCGTTGTGCACCTCATCCCGGAGTGTGTCGTCGAGGATTTGGCCCATGGCCTTGAGCACGGGGTGCTCCTCGGACACGGAGAGGGCCTCGGAGAGCTGTTCGTCGGTCAGTTTCATTGGACTCCGAGGCGGCCCGTGATGGCGTTCTGCTGCTGTTGGACGCTGAACTGCAGGTTCTCAATGTACTTCTGCAGGTTGGCTTGGAAGAGCGGATCCTGCTGGAGCTGGGCCTGGTATTTCGGGTTGGATTGCAGGACCTGTTGCGAGAATTGGAGGCGCATGGGCGCGGTGGGGTCGTTCTCCCGGAGCTGCGGCGGGTTGCCGAGGGACATCAGCGCAATCTCGTCGTTGGTCTCGTTGAACATCTTCTGGGCGGCGGGGCCCTGCTGCATGACCAGCTCGCTAGCGAGAGTCGGATCGATGGCCCGGAGTGCGACGGAGATCAGCTTGGCCCGGTCGATCACGCCGGCAGTGTCGAGGGGCAGAACGAGGGTGCTGATGGCCTTGAGCTTCTCGGTCACGAGGTCGGTACTCATCTCGCGCACGTCGAACTTCAGCATCACGTCGAAGTCCTGCACGTCCTGCGGGAGCGGGGTGGCCGAGGCAGTGATGCGCTGGATCTCGGCGGGGCCGATGTACTGCAGGGTGAGGGCTAGGACCTGGCGGAAGGCCTCGGTCCAGCCGTGCAGCCAGTTGTTGATCAGGCGCTGCTGGCGCATCTGGGTGATGACCGGCGGGACCTTCTCGGTCGGGCGTCCGAAGTAGCGGTCGGTCTGGGCCTCGATGGCCGCGATGAGCTGGAAGGCAACGCCGGGCTCACGTGCGGGCGGTTGCAGGAAGCCGATTTCGCCGCGGCGCAGGACCGGGATTTGGATAGCGGGGCCGATCTTGAGATTTCCGCCGCGGGTCTTGGGGACCTCGATTGGCGGGAGGGTGGCGAGGGACGTGTAGTCGAAGATGGAGTCGCGCTGCGCCTTGACCTCGTGCTGCCAGGTGGAGCAGACCTCGGGCACGCCGCGGCTCTCGGTGATCTGGCGGTGGATGAGCTCGGAGCGCCAGATAACGAAGGGATACTGGCCGTGCGCGTAGTCGAGCCCCTCAAAGTAGCCCCACTTGTCGCCGACTTGGGGGCTGAAGACGGTGTAGAACACGCCCGGGATGCCGTCTGAGTCGACTGCTTTCTGGTAGGCGTAGACCACCTCAATCAGGTTCTCGCGGTCGAGGATGGAGTTCTCGGCAATGCCGACGGCGCCATACTGAAAGGCAGCGTAGTCGCTGAAGCGGCCCATCGTGTTGATGGCCTCCTGGGCCCACTCGGCGTCCCACTCCTCGGTCTCGACCTTGTTCAGGAGCTGGGCCTCGGTCATGTAGAACCGGCGGAAGACTACCCGGGCACTCTGGATGTCGGTGGTCTCGGGCGGGAACACCAACTCGTCCCAAGGTGCGAGGGCAGCGATCATGGGCTTGTTGGTGACCATGGTCGGGATGGGGAAGTCGCACTCTCCCTCGTCGCGCAGTTCGCGGATGGCCTTGAGTGCCCGGCGCTTGCGCAGGTTGGGGAAGGCAGCCAGAAGGAGCTCCGCGGATTGGTCGTCGGCCTCGGGGTTAGCGATGAGGTTAGGCAGATCGGCGAGGACGGAGCCCACGGGCGATTGGGCTGCGAGGGCCATGACCTGATCCATGGTCAAGTACTGCTCCTTCTGTCCGAGCTCCTGCTGCCAGGTAACATGGACGCCGGCCCAGCCGTAGGTCCAAAGGTACTGGGAGAGCAACTCGACCTCGCGGGTTAAATCGTTGTACATCCGGGCGTTGACCGTCCAGTCCAT